CGCTTTGAACGACCGACGGGACCGATGGAAAAACGCAGCCGGTGCAGTCATGTGCCTGCTGGGCATGGCGGTTGCCGTTTACAGGATGCAGGAGCCCACCCCATGACCGACTGGATCGAACACGTTGCGGAACTTTACTCCGGCGACGACTGCAAACTTTACTCCGGCGACGACCGAGAGGGCTGTCCGGTGGATGGTGAGACCCTGGTGGACGTCTGGTATCGCTGCGGGATGATGCAGCCCGCCACAAAGGCCGGAGAGCAGCGCTGGTATAGCCATCCGCTTGCGAATCCGCACTTCGACATTGTGGCCTATCGCCTCGCGGATCAAAAGCCGTGGATCGAACACGATGGCTCTATGAGCCCGGTGCCTCCCGAAACCTTCGTGGAGGTCGAGGTTTCAGGGCAGGACTCCGTGGAGATTCGCGCCCCGGCCCCAGCCCGCACAGTCGCATGGAGCGCCGTGACCCTCTACCGCCCAAGCAACCCGACGCAGGAGCCCATCCCATGACCGACTGGATCGAACACACAACCGACACCTGCCCGGTAGACCCGGAGACAGTGGTGGAGGTGCGGCTTCGCGGTGTCTACGTGCGGCCTGCGGATAAAGCTGGTGACATCGATTGGGGCAGCTTTTTGAAGGCGTCCGGAAGGCCGCCGCTTGGTTCGCCGATACTGCATCCACTCGACGTCACCCACTACCGCATCATCACCCCCGCCCCGACTCCGCCTCTGTTTCTGGGCGATGATCCCGCCAAGCCCGCATGGCTTGATGATCCAGACCCCGGCGCTGATCCCGCCAAGCCCCCGGAGCCTGATATGACCCGCAGATACGACGCCGCCGAAGCCTACGCCGAAAGGCGAGTTCGACCGGAGATGAACGCCGACGCGGCGGCGGCGCTTAAGCGTCAGCTGGCCGACGCGTACAGGGCGGGAGAAGCCGTGCAAGAGCTAAAGGTAAAGGCCCTCGCCAAGCCCCCGGAGCCCGAGATGGCCAAGACAGCCCAAGAACATGCCGCCGCCATGTTTGCGACGGCCATAAAGCCCGAACCCGACCTCATCACCCTGCGTCTGGAGTGCCTGAAGATGGCGGTGGGAATGCTTGACAGGCTGACGTTTCGAGAGGGCTCAACGGTTGCGGATGCGGCGGATGACCTCCTCCACTACGTCCTCAACGGATCGGTGGACAAGGCGTAATGGAAGAAGCGGCTAGGCAGTTTGGAGACACGCTGTTCCTGATCGTTATGATCGCGGTCCTTGTGCCCCTGGTCGGAACGTTCATTGTGGACATCTGGGATAGGAGGCGGAAATGAGCAACGGCGGCTGACCCGGGTAGACAAGGCGTGAGGCTTGGGGCATAGAAGGCAGGCTCAAGCGGATGCAAAAGAGCAACCCGCCCGAAAGGGTCCTGCGGCTTGCGGGGGTAACGGGATTTCCGGCACAGACGTATAACCCCCAGCTTATGCGCCAGGCCTGCGGATATAACAGCCACCCTTGACACACGCCCGCCTCCATGCCAATGGGAAACACTAGGAGCGCGAATTGCGCCGGGGGCCTGCCATGCCTATCAAGTTTGGCTACTCGCCCAAGACGGTGAGCGCGAACATCCGCACTGAGATCAAATCCGGCAAGCCGCAGAAGCAAGCGGTGGCGATAGCCCTGTCTGTCGCCCGGAAAGCCAAATCCAAGAAATAGCAACCGCATCGACGCCAGGAGGCCGCAAGGTCTGGCGAGAGAGGCGACCGTGAAAAACAATCAGCGGAAATCATCCGGCAATGTGGGCGGCGCTCGCCCCGGCGCAGGAAGGCCAAAGGGCTCCATCAACAAGGCCACGGCGGATATCAAGGCCGCAGCTCAGGCCTACACCGAAGACGCCCTCGCCACGCTGGCCCAGATCATGAAGGCCGGGGAAAGCGAAGCGGCGCGGGTCGCGGCGGCAAACTCCATCCTCGACCGAGGGTTTGGAAAGCCCCGGCAAGCTGTGGATCTAGACGCCCAGGTCAAGGCCGACTTCTCGACCATCGAGCTGATAGGCGTCAACCCTGAGTAAGGTTCAGATGCGGATCCCGGCCAAACTGGTGCCGGCGTTCACTGGCCCGGCAGACGTTCGGGGGGCATACGGCGGTCGAGGTTCGGCGAAGTCGCGCACGTTTGCCAAGATGACTGCGGTCCGCGCCCTGATGTGGGCGAGGGCCGGCCAAAGCGGGATCATCCTGTGCGGTCGCCAGTTTATGAACTCGCTGGCCGACTCCTCAATGGAGGAGATCAAGCACGCGATCAACGAAGAGCCCTGGCTGAAGCCGCACTTTGAGATCGGCGAAAAATACATCCGGACGACGTGCGGGCTCATTGACTACGCCTTCACCGGGCTGGATCGGAACATCGACTCCGTGAAGTCGAAGAGCCGCATTCGGATCGCATGGATCGATGAGGCTGAGCCGGTCACCGAAGAAGGCTGGACCAAGCTTGACCCGACGCTTCGGGAAGACGATTCGGAACTCTGGGTGACGTGGAACCCGGAGAGCAAGAACAGCGCAACGCATCGCCGCTTTCGATTGAGCCTAGACCCTTTGGTCAAGGTCATCGAAATGAACTGGCGGGACAATCCCTGGTTCCCCGACATTCTGAACCGGAAGCGGTTGAGGGACATGACAGAGCGCCCCGACCAGTATGACCACATTTGGGAAGGCGGCTTCAAAGAGATCACAGACGGAGCCTATTTCGCCAGCGCGCTGACGCAGGCCAAGGCGGAAGGCCGGATCGGGCATGTTGCTGCAGATCCTTTGATGGCCTACCGCGCCTTCTGGGACATTGGCGGGACCGGGGCCAAGGCTGACGCCTGCAGCATCTGGATTGCCCAGTTCATCGGGCGCGAGGTTCGGGTTCTGGATTACTACGAGGCGCAGGGCCAGCCTCTGGCCACGCATGTGAACTGGCTAAGGGCCAACGGATACGGTTCGGCCTTGTGTGTGCTTCCCCACGACGGGGCGCAATCGGACAAGGTGTTTAGTGTGTCCTACGAAAGCGCCCTTCGGGAAGCGGGGTTCTCGGTTGAGGTGGTTCCGAACCAAGGCCGGGGAGCGGCTGCGGAGCGGATTGAGGCAGTCCGGCGGCTCATGCCTTCGGTGTGGTTCAGCGCTGAGAAGACGGCGCACGGCCGGGACGCTCTTGGCCACTACCACGAGAAGCGGGACGAGAAGCGCGGGATCGGGCTGGGGCCAGAGCATGACTGGTCATCGCACGGCGCGGACGCCTTCGGGCTGATGGCTGTATCGTATCAAGCGCCAGTGGTGGCGAAACGGCCTAGGCCGGTGGCAATGGCGGGAGGCTGGATGGGATGAAGGAATACGATTCCGACGCCAGCAAGCCCGACGCGCTCAAAGACGCCTTGGAGGCCTTTGAGAAGTCCGCCGAGCATGACGACCACAACCGCAAGGCCTTTGAGGACGACATCGACTTCGCCTTGCTGGAGAACCAGTGGCCGGATCAGGTGCGCCGGGATCGTGAGCTTGAGGGCCGCCCCTGCCTGACGGTCAACAAGCTGGCCGCGATGGGCCGCCAGATCGTCAACGACGCGAGGCGGAACAAGCCTGGCATCACGGTTCACCCGGTTGACAGCGATGCTGACCCGGAGACGGCAGAGGTTCTGAACGGCATTATCCGGAACATCGAGCAATCGTCGAACGCTGAGGTTGCCTACGACACGGCGCTTGAGAGCGCGGTTTTTGGCGGCTTCGGGTACTTCCGGATCAACACGAAATACACCTCCGACGACACGTTCGATCAGGACATCGTCATCGAGCGGATCAGCAACCCGCTTTCGGTGTATCGGGATTGCTACAGCACGGCGGCGGATTCGTCGGACTGGAACTATTGCTTCGTGGTGGACAGCCTGTCGAAGGCTCAGTTCAAGCGCCAGTATCCCGGCGCGGAGCAGGTGGACTGGAAGAGCGAGGCCTGGCGTGACCTGTCGTCGCCTTGGCTGGACGGCGACTTCGTTCAGGTGGCGGAATACTGGACCCGCGAGAAGGCGAAAAAGCGCATCCTCCTCCTGTCCGATCAGTCGGTGATCGAAGCCGACGAATACGAGAGGGACAAGCCCGCCTTCGACGCCCTTGGCATTCAGGTCATGGCCGAACGCGAGGTCGATACGCACAAGGTCAAGCAGCGGATCATGTCCGGCGCTGAGGTGCTGGAAACCGTCGATTGGGCGGGGAAGTATATCCCCATCGTCCCGGTCTATGGGACTGAGGTGGTGCTGAAGGGCAAGCGCAGTTTCCGCAGCCT